ATAGAGTCCAGAGGTCTATTAGTGCAAAAAAGGAAGCAGAAGCTAAGAAAAATGCTGATAAATTAAAAGATAAAACTAAAGCAGATAAAGAAGCGAAAGTGCTAGAAATGAAGAACTTAATGAAAGATATTGGAAGTCCAGGATCTGATAAAGGAAGTAAAGCCGAAGGCTAGTCTACAAATGGCACGATGTATTAAATAATGCAATAATGTATAATTAATAGAATAAGGGGGAAGACGTTCCCCTTTATTTAAAATTGAATGGTACGCATTTGTACTTATATATCAAGTAATATAAAAAGCTTTTTGAAAAAAGCACGAAAAACTGAAAAAATATGTTTGGAAAAAATAGAATGAAGATTATGAATAAGAGTAAAAGGGTAAATCAAATATGTAACAGTTGTGATATGATAGAAGATTTAGTATTCAGAATAAAAGAAGCAGAATTAAGTGAATATGAGAAATACAGAATATTTAAAGCAATTGAAAATATTAAAAAAACAATAAAAGAATTTTAAAATGAGTTGGTTAGGAATAGGAATACAAGGAGCTAAAATAGCATATGACCAGTTAACAACAGGTCAACAACATAATAGACAAAAAGAATTAATGGAAATTCAGCAAAAGAACAATCAAAAGAACATGATGTTACAAGCTGGACAACAAAGAGGATTAAATAGGCAAGGTCATGAATTACAGATGGATATGTGGAATAAAACAAACTATAAAGCACAAATGAAACATATTAAAGATGCGGGACTTAATGCGGGACTATTATATGGCGGAAGCGGAGCAGGAGGAACAACAACAGGAAGCCAAGGCGGAGGAAGTGCGGCAATGGCAGGTGCAGGTTTAGGTTCAGCACCAAATGCACCAGAATTAAAAATGATGGGACTGGAAGCCAAAATGATGGAAGCACAGATAGCTAATATTAATGCTGATACTAAGAAAAAAGGCGGAGAGAGTGAATTAATAGGAACACAACAAGCAATAGCAGAAATAGAAAAGCTCAATCTAGATGATAAAATAAAAGCAGAAATAGAAAATACTCTGGCAAATACAAACAATACAAATAAGGATGCAAATCTAAAAGATATAGCAATTAAGCTAAAAGAGAATGGTATGCATAATGATTTAATAGCAACAGTAATAGGTACAGTAACAGGCTGGGATTTAACAGATAAAAATGCATTAGATCAAGAAATAAAAGTAATACCTCAAGGATTAACAAACATGTTAAATGATGTAGGACTTAAAGTAGATGGAAAAATAACACGAAGAAGTGTAATGAATGCAGCTATAGGAGCTTGGATAGCAGGAAAGATAGTGCTAAATAAATTAGATAAAATATTATCGTTAATACCAAGAAAAAAAGCAGGATACTAATGTGTTTATATCCGAAAATAATAAAGAATAGGAAATATATTCCTAATAAAAAAAACGGCGGGGTAGTTCCCGCCGTTAATGATGAAAGGGCGTTATGGTTACCAGCAGGATGTGGTAAATGTATGGAATGCTGTAAACAAAAGGCCAGAGGATGGCAGGTAAGACTTCATGAAGAAATAAAAAGTAATAAGAAAAAAGCACACTTTGTAACCTTTACGTTTAGCGAGGAAGCAATGCAGGAATTAGACAACGAAGTAGATGAAAGATTAAAAGGATATGATAGGGATAACGAAATAAGCAGAATAGCGGTAAGAAGATTCACTGAAAGGTGGAGAAAAGCAAAGACTAAGACAATAAGACACTGGCTAGTAACAGAGTTAGGCACCACAAAAACAGAACGGCTGCACATACATGGAATAGTATGGACAGAAGAACCAGAACTCTTAAAAGAAAAGTGGAAATACGGACTAATATATTTGGGCGATTACGTGAACTCAAAAACAGTGAATTATATAGTTAAATATTTATATAAAATTGATAAAATGCACACTGAATATAAACCAAAAATGTATGTAAGTCAAGGAATAGGAAAAAAATATTTAGAAAGTAGAAATGTAGCAAAAAATAAATTTAATGAAAAAGATACAGATGAAGCATATATAACCAAGCAAGGAACAAGATTAGGACTTCCAGTATATTATAGAAATAAAATATATAATGAAGATCAACGTGAAAAATTATGGATGCATAAACTAGATGAAAATATACGATATGTAGATGGGGAAAAAGTGGATGTAAGTATAAATGATAAAGAATATTTTAAACTATTGAATGAGAAAAGAATAAAAAATAAAAGGCTAGGGTATGGAGATAATCAAATAAATTGGAGTAAGAAAAAATACGAACAAGAAAAAAGAAATTTAAAAAGAAAAGAGAGAATTGAAAAATTATATAGAAAAAAGGCCAACGCTGAAAATTAGAACGGAAATGTAGGCCTATCGTGGCTTCGCGCACTAGGTCGGCTTGCGCCTCTTATGTTTAACCAAAAAAATAAAAAAAGAAAATTAGGAAATGGCAGAAAAAATAAATAATATTGTCGGGAATTGTCACTAAATATTAACCAAGAGAATGTAAATAATTGTAAATGAGGGAGTTAGAAGTTGTCCGATAATATATATTAAGTAAAACCCCATAAACACTGGGGTTGACAGGACATATTGACACCTCCCCTACCCTCCAACATACTCGTAAAAAAAACAGAAAAAATGGCAAAATTATGGAAAGTAATAGGAGAGTTTGCAAAGTATCTACGAAAACTCTACAAATTGTATCAACTGATCATGAGATTAAAAGACTACGAGGAAGTAAATGAGATAATCGAACTATTCAAAACAAGGAACAAAATAAATCCATTTAATGGTAAAAAGATTAAAGATGTGGAGGACAGAGAGCTTATACGTAGACATAGAGACGGGAGAGATAATAAACAAGAAATTAATAAAAAGTAGTAAATATCTAATCATAAAAAAAACCAAAAATTACAAAAAAGATGGAAACATTAACATTAGAGAAATCATTAACGAGTGCGAAAGAAGTAAACAAAAAAGACTCTTTGAATGAGGAAATAATTAAAAAAACAGAGGTAAAAGATAGCCCATTTAACATAATAGAAGTAGATGGGGAGTTCTTCGGAAGCATGGGGCAATACAGAGTAACAGAAACATATGATAGTCATCAAAAATGTAAGAAAGAATTGGAAAAAATAACATGGAATAGATTAATACAAGTAATCATGATATTGGGAGAATTGAAAGAAAAAAGAGAAATATTAAACAATAACAAATAATAAAAATGAAAACAACACTAGGAGGAGAAAGACTCGGCTCAGGAAACAAGCAAGAAGTAATACTAAAAAATTACGGAAGAAGTACACACGATTTATCGTACACGTTTAGAAGCTCAATGAGTGCAGGGACATTAGTACCATTTATGAGCCAACTGGCATTACCAGGCGATACATTTGATATGGACTTAGAATGTGATATAAAAACTTTACCAACAATAGGGCCATTATTCGGAAGCTATAAGGTACAGTTAGATGTATTTGAAGTACCAGTGAGATTGTATCAGGGAAAATTGCATATGAATATGATAAATATTGGTATGGATATGAGCCAAATTAAATTACCTCAATTTAAACTATTAGCGAAATATGATAAAAACAACTTAGCAGAAGATGCACAAGTAAACCCTAGTAGCATATATAGCTATTTGAATGTAAGGGGATTGGGAAGAACTAAGAATGGATTGAATGCAGACATAGAAAGAGAATTTAATGCGGTACCGTTATTAGGATATTGGAATATATATAAAAATTACTATGCAAACTTGCAAGAATCAGACAAAGGAAAGGCAGTAGGATATGTAGTGCATCAAGAAAGTACAGACAACACATTTAAAATAGTAGAAGCCAGAGCGTTATTGAATGGAGTATACGCAGGAGGTAATCAAGGAGGAAACATATTGAATGATGCAGGAACAGTAAACCCATTTACAGGAAACTTTAGTATAGAAGTAGAGCTAGAATGGTTACACGATTATCCAGAATATGGAGCACCAAATTTAGGAGATGTATATGTAAAATTCAATGGAACACAAACATTGTTAAGCAGCTTATTTAATACGTTTAGTCTAGAAGATATTGCAGGAACAGATAAGAAATTATTAAAAGCAACAACATGGACAGGTATAGGGGGGACATTTACGTTTGAAGTTACACAAGTAAGTGTCGATAATACTCAGTCACCATATGAAGGAATTCCACAGTTAACAAGATTTAACTTAGAGAATATAGATAAAATGAGACAGGATATATTGCAGGAAGTAGCTTCACCAAATGCAGTAATTGTAGATCATGAAACAGACGCACCATATGGACTAGGATTAGATACGTTAGACGGAAACTACGAAAATGCATATTGTAGATCGGCACAAGAAGGTCTAGGAATTAAATGTTATCAATCAGATTTACATAATAATTGGTTAGATACAGAATGGATAACAGGAGAAGGAGGAATAGCAGATGTATCAGCGGTATTAGTAGAATCAGTAGGAGATGAGCAAGTAGTAAAAATGGATGCTTTGAACCTGAGTCAGAAAGTCTATAATATGCTAAACAGAATAGCAGTAAGTGGAGGAAGTTATGACGATTGGTTAGATGCAGTATATACGCATGACAGAGCGAAAGCAGTAGATAGTCCAGTATATCATGGAAGCTTAATAAAAGAGTTAGCATTTCAAGAAGTAATAGCACAAGGCGATAGTCAATTAGAAGGAAATAGTCAGCCGTTAGGAACATTAGCAGGTCGAGGAAGGTTAACAGGAAAGCATAAAGGCGGTAAAATTAGAATTAAAACAAACGAGCCAGCGTATTTAATAGGAATAGTATCATTAACACCAAGACTAGACTATAGTCAAGGAAATAGCTTTGATATGAACTTAAAGAATATGAATGATTTCCATAAGCCAGAATTAAGTCAGATTGCCTTTGAGGATAAAATAACAGATACAATGGCGTGGTTTGACACTAAGATAGATACAAACAATAATAACGCGGTAGAATATGAATCAGCAGGTAAACAGCCTGCATGGATAAACTATATGAGTGCTGTAAATGCATGTAGAGGAAACTTCGCAATGGCTGAAAAAGAAATGTTTATGACGTTAAATAGACGATATGAACAAGGAACTAACGGAATAGAAGACCTAAGCACGTACGTAGACCCAAGTAAGTTTAATCACATATTTGCAGAAACTAGTGTAAGTAGCCAGAACTTCTGGGTACAAATAGGCGTAAAAAACATCGCAAGAAGGAAAATGAGTGCTAAATTAATACCTAACTTATAAAATAGATATAAAATGTATAAAAAAGTAAAATACCTTAAGAGCGGGCTTAAAAGAGTTGATACAACAGAAGGCGAGCCAATAGAACACAAAATAGAAAGAATCTTAAATAATAAAGAACCAATAAGTGATTCAGCAACAGAAATCTATACTGAAAAAAATAAAGGTGTACAACCTGAATATAATATAAAGACGGATAGATTCGAACTTGCAGCGGAAGGTATGGATAGAGTCCAGAGGTCTATTAGTGCAAAAAAGGAAGCAGAAGCTAAGAAAAATGCTGATAAATTAAAAGATAAAACTAATGCAGATAAAGAAGCGAAAGTGCTAGAAATGAAGAACTTAATGAAAGATATTGGAAGTCCAGGATCTGATAAAGGAAGTAAAGCCGAAGGCTAGTCTACAAATGGCACGATGTATTAAATAATGCAAT